GTCGCACGGCCACCGACTTCGACATGACGGAAGTCGAGGCCATTCTGAACAAGACGCCCATCACCGATGCCGTGATCCGTCATTGGCGCGAGAAGGCCGGCGAGCGCAAGACGATCGTGTTCTGCTCGACCGTTGCCCATGCCGAGTGCGTGCGCCAGGCATTTCACGATACCGGTGTGTCTGCCGTGATCGTGCATGGCGAGCTCTCAGACGCAGAGCGAAAGGCACGACTGGCCGACTACGAGTCCGGCACCGCGCAAGTCGTGGTCAACGTGGCTGTGCTGACCGAAGGCTACGACTTCACGCCCACCTCCTGCGTGGTGCTGCTGCGACCCAGCTCGCACAAGTCAACACTGACCCAGATGATCGGGCGTGGCCTGCGCACCATCGATCCCATCGAGCATCCCGGCGTCATCAAGACCGACTGCGTGGTGCTGGACTTCGGCACCGCCACCTTGATGCACGGTTCCTTGGAGCAGGACGTCAACCTCGACGGGCACCAGCATTACGGGGAAGCGCCGACCAAGGAGTGCCCGTCCTGTGAAGCCACCGTCCCGCTCGGCTGCCGCGAATGCCCGCTGTGCGGATTCGTCTGGGAGAACGAGACCGCCGAGGAAGGTGATGCGCTGGCCGATTTCGTGATGACCGAGATCGATCTGCTCAAGCGATCCAACTTCCGCTGGTGCGACCTGTTCGGTTGCGACGACGCATTGATGGCGACTGGCTTCAACGCTTGGGGTGGCGTGTTCTTCCTGAATGGGCGCTGGCACGCCGTGGGTGGAGGTAAGGATCTGCAGCCGCGCTTGCTGGCCGTTGGCGATCGCACTGTCTGCATGGCCAAAGCCGATGACTGGCTGAACGACCGCGAGTCGGCGGACTCCGCGCACAAGACCCGGCGCTGGCTGAACGAACCGCCGACCGCGAAGCAACTGCAGTATCTACCGCAGGCATTGCGCGCGGACTTTGGCATGACGCGCTATCAGGCTTCGGCGCTGCTGTCGTTCCAGTTCAACAAGTCGTCGATTCAGCGCCTCGTGGTGGCTGCTAACGATGCCTACCGGGAGGCCGCGTGAAATGTGCAGTCTGCTCCCGCAAGGCCAAGGGCTTCGGCTACTTCAATCCACGCCTGCCGCGCAGCGATCCACGCCGTTACTCGGATCGCTGGGTGTTCTGCTCCATGCGCTGTCAGAACGCCTTTTCACGGCTCATGGAAAAGACGGGAGGTCACATGATCGACCCGAGTGACATGGAGCTGGCCGCCATGGCGTCCTGCCTGGCCCCGCTGGGTGAGTACGTGGGCTCCATCGGCATGCAGCGCCCGCTGGCGGACTACAGCAGAGACGAAGTGTTGATGCTGATCGACGTCGTGGTGACCGCCTACCAGAAACACATGCTCGTCGAGCACGAGCGGATGGCGGAGAAGGACCGCGCATTTCTTGAGGAGCGACTCGCCCGCCAGGGCAAGCCGGCTTCGACGGGAGTGCCGTTCTGATGCTGGATTTCAATCACCGCCCCAAGATCCACGAGCAAATCGGCACGCTCATCGACGCCGCACTGAGCGCCGAACGCGACAACCAACCCCGTCGCAACTATCTCGGTGCGTCTCGGTTGGGCGTTGCCTGCGAGCGGGCGCTGCAATACGAGTATCTCCAAACACCTGTCGATGCTGGAAGGGACATCCCGGGTCGCGTGTTGCGCATCTTCGAGGTAGGACACGCTCTCGAAGATCTGGCCATTCGTTGGCTGCGCATGGCCGGTTTCGATCTGTACACGCAAAAGTCCAGCGGCGGTCAGTTCGGCTTTGCCGTCGCGGGCGGTCGCATCCAAGGGCACGTCGATGGTGTGCTGAACGGCGGTCCCGCAGCGCTAGGAATGAGCTATCCGGCCCTGTGGGAGTGCAAGACCATGAACGACAAGTCCTGGCGGGACACGGTCAAGCACGGCGTCGGCAAATCCAAACCGGTCTATGCCGCGCAGATGGCCATCTATCAGGCCTACATGGAAGCCAGCATTCCGGGCATCTCCTCGAACCCGGCGTTGTTCACCGCCATCAACAAGGACTCCGAGGAGATCTGGTTCGAGCTGGTGCCATTCGATGGCGGCCTGGCGCAGCGGATGTCCGATCGCGCGGTTCGTGTCATCACGGCGACCGACAGCCAGGAACTACTGCCGCGCCATGCAACCACGCCAACGCATGTCGAGTGCAAGTTCTGCCCCTGGCAGGACCGCTGTTGGAGTTCGACATGATGGCCGACAACATCATCTGGCTCGACTTCAATGACGCGCCCGAGCAGCGCGACGAACTGACCTCCGACACCGATGCCTTGCGCGCTGGCTTGCTGGATCGACTTGAGGCGGTCCTCCACTACCTGTTTCCGCAGGGGCGCATCCGGGGTGGCAAGTTCTACGTCGGTGATGTCGATGGCAACCCGGGTAAGAGTCTGGTGGTTGAGCTGGACGGACCACGGCGAGGCCTGTGGAAAGACTTCTCCACCGACGAGGGCGGCGACATCATCGATCTGTGGGCGCGCTCGCAGGGCCGCTCCGCCCGCAGCGACTTCCCACGCATCGCTGGAGAGATCCGGCAGTGGCTCGGCATTGCGGCCCCGGTCGGCACGCCAATGCGCCGTGATGCTCGCAGCGTGCCGATGGACGACCTCGGCGCCTACACCGGCAAATGGGATTACCAGACTCCCGATGGCGAGCTGATCGCCTGCGTCTACCGGTATGACCCGCCGACAGGCAAAGAGTATCGCCCCTGGGATGTCCGCGCCCGCATGTGGCGCGCCCCCGACCCCAGGCCGCTCTACAACCAACCGGCCATCGCGAAAGCGCGAGAGGTCGTCCTGGTCGAAGGTGAAAAGTGTGCGCAAGCGCTGATCGCCCAGGGCATTGCCGCCACCACCGCGATGAACGGCGCCAAGGCACCAGTTGACAAAACCGACTGGCGTCCAATGGCCGGGAAATCCGTGGTCATCTGGCCGGACCGGGATGCACCCGGCTGGGACTACGCCGAGAGCGCAGCACGCGCTTGCGTGATGGCGGGCAGCGCATCCGTGGCCATTTTGGTGCCGCCGACCGACAAGCCGGCCAAGTGGGATGCCGCAGACGCTGTCGACGAGGGATTCGACTGCGCGGCATTCATTGCCCAGGGTGACCGGCGGATCGTAAAGGCTGCGGCTCCCTCTCTGCCCACCTTCACGCTAGGCGAACTGCTCGATGACAACTCGCCGCTGCCGCCGGATCTGATCGCTCCGCGCGTGCTGACACCGGCTGGCATGTTGGTGTTCGGCGGCGCACCCAAGGTCGGCAAGAGTGATTTCCTGCTGTCTTGGCTGGCGCACATGGCTGCAGGCGCTGTATTCCTCGGCATGCAGCCACCCCGTCCGCTGCGCGTGTTCTACCTGCAGGCCGAAGTCCAGTACCACTACCTGCGCGAGCGCGTGAAGGACGTGCGCCTGCCATCACACCGGCTTTTGGATGCTCGCGCCAACTTCGTCGCCACACCGCAGTTGCGGCTGGTGCTTGATGACGCGGGACTGGCGCAGGTGATCCCGGCGATCGCGCAGGCTTTCGGCGGCGAGCCTCCCGACATCATCGCCATCGATCCGATCCGCAATGTGTTTGACGGCGGCGACGCCGGCGGCGAGAACGATAACGGCGCCATGCTGTTCTTCCTGTCCCAGCGGGTGGAGCGCATTCGCCAGGCAGTGAATCCGGACGCCGGCGTCATCCTCGCCCACCACACCAAGAAGCTCGGCAAGAAGCAGTTCGAGGAGGACCCGTTCCAGGCGCTGGCCGGCGCGGGAAGTCTGCGCGGCTACTACTCGACCGGGATGTTGTTGTTCAGGCCCGACGAGACCAGAACGACCCGCCAGCTGATCTATGAGCTGCGCAATGGCGCGGGTATCCCGCAACGGCATGTCGACAAGATCAACGGCGAGTGGCGCGAGGTCGATGCCAACGAGCGGCTGGTGATGAAGGACTACGGCGAGCGCTTGGATGCCGAGCGCCGCCGCAAGCGCGACGCGATCCTTCAGATCTTGTTCGAGGAGGCCGGCAACGGGCGCTGCTACACCGCCAATCAGTTCGCGGAGTCCTTCGAGGGCAAGGCTGGTCTGGGCGGCGAGCGCACCATCCGCGAACGCGTCTCCGCGCTCTCGACCCAGGGCTACATCAAGTATTTCCGCAACGCTGCGGACTACGGACTGCCCTCCAGCGGCCGCACCAAGTTCGGCTATCTCTGCGTCGAAGGCATGGTGCTGCGCATGCCTGCGGGCGACGTCGACACGGCTACCGGCGAGTTGCCGATGCGCGAGCACACGGTGCTCCCCACCCACTACAAGTGCCCGCATTCCGGCGCCTCGATGCCTGTCGAGAACCCCGACGTGTGGGTCTACCACGACGAACTGAACGAACCGGAGGTCTCATGAACATTGCCCAATCGGCAGTTGGCAGCGCCGTTGCCAACTGCACCCATTGCCTTGCCAACTACCCGCAGTTGGCAAACCCCTGCCAACTGGAAGTCCAGGTAAATCAAGGTATTGCGGGAAATGACCCGCAGTTGGCAGTTGGTAACGCTGCCAACTTGCCAACTGGCGCAAACCCGCGTGGTTGCTGGACTTTCTCCCGTTCTCCAGTTGGCGAAAACTCCCCCTCCTACTACGTAGGAGAGGGACCAGAGGGTCCCTCTGCCCTACGTCAGGGACTTGCCGGCCAGCCGGGCTCAGATCATCGGCGGCCATCCGTGCCCTCGATCCTGGCACTGGACCTTGGCACCCAGACCGGCTGGGCAGTACGCGATCGCGACGGCGCCGTGACCAGCGGAACGGAATCCTTCAAGCCGCAGCGATTTGAGGGTGGCGGCATGCGCTACCTGCGCTTCAAGCGCTGGCTTACCGAGATCAAGCAGTCCTGCGATGGCATCGAAGCGGTGTACTTCGAGGAAGTCCGCCGCCACGCCGGCGTCGATGCAGCACACGCCTACGGCGGGTTCATGGCCCACCTCACCGCATGGTGCGAGCACCACCAGATCCCGTACCAGGGCGTTCCGGTGGGCACGATCAAGAAGCACGCCACAGGCAAAGGCAATGCGAGCAAGGACCAGATGATCGGCGCCGTTCGTCTGCGTGGCCACGCGCCTGCCGACGACAACGAAGCCGACGCCATTGCCCTCCTGCACTGGGCGATCGAGACGCAGGAGGTGTGACATGAAGGTTCCGACTCCCGCATACCGCTGTGCCCTGGCTCGGCTGCAACCCGATCCGCGACCCGATCCGGAGCAGATCAAGCGCGAGGGCTGGCGCGACCAACAGATCCTGGTGATATCGCCCGACGACACGCGGCTCGACTGGGTCGAACGTGAACTGCTTCGCCGTATCGGCGATCGGCTGTACGGGCCGAAGGAGCGTCGCCATGGCTGAGTGGACGATCGAGACTGTGGCGGACCGATTCATCGAGGCCGCACGAACCGCCCACCGCCTTCCTCCGGTTCGGGTGCAGGGCTACTTCAACTGCTGGCCGGCGATCAAACGCATGCCCTGGGAAAACCTGGGAGCTGAGCCACGGGTCTACCGCTTTCCTCCCGACCCTGCTGCCATCGACCGGATGCTGGAGACCATGCGGTGGGTTCAGTGGCTGGAAGAAGAACAGCGACACCTCGTCTGGATGCGAGCACAACGATATCCGTGGAAGGACATCTGCTGCCGCTTTGCCTGTGACCGGACAACCGCATGGCGTCGCTGGCAGACGGCACTGGAATTGGTCGCCGTGCACCTGCGGATGGAAAAGAAAACTGGGGCAGCCGGCAATTGCCGCTGACGTTGGGTGTAGTTGCGAACAGTCGCGAAGTCGTTGGGAATCCTGCGTGTCGATGCGGGTTTCGGTCGCTTTTTGACGTGCAACATTCTGAGGTTTTTTCGCTAGTATTACGGCTAATCTTGCGAGCATTGGGTGCGTAAAGGCCACGGAGCGATCTGTGGCCTTCTTCGTTTCTGGCTCGCGATGGCCACGACCCGTTGCGACGGGTTCTTCCCGGCCAGAAAGCAATGCGGGGGGGCGCGAGCGCGGCGCTTTTTTAGCGTCAGACTGCAAACCCAGGTTTGCAGGGTTTGCAGTTTGCACCCGCCCATCCAGCACGTATCACGAGCCCGCCTACGGTTTCCCGTCGGCGGGTTTCCTTTTTTCGAGGAACTGATTCTGAACACGCTCAACGTCGAGTACCGTAAGGTCGAGGCGCTGATCCCCTATGCCCGCAATCCGCGCACGCATACCGACGAGCAGGTGGCCAAGATCGCCGCCAGCATCGTCGAGTACGGCTGGACGAACCCGGTCCTGGTGGATGGTGACAACGGCATCATCGCCGGCCACGGCCGCATGGCCGCCGCGCGCAAGCTGGGACTCGATGAAGTCCCGGTGATCGAACTTGCTCATCTGTCACCATCACAGAAACGCGCCTACGTCATCTCCGACAATCGGCTGGCGCTCGACGCGGGCTGGAACGAGGAACTGCTGGCGCTGGAATTGGCCGAGCTGTCCGACGCTGGGTACGACCTTGCACTGACCGGCTTCGATGAGACTGAGATCGAGGCATTGCTCGCCGACGACGTGGTCACCGGTGATGCCGACCAGGACGATGACGCCAATGCACCGGACGCGGCCGACGACGTGCCGGAAGCACCCGTGGTGCCAGTGTCCCGCACCGGCGATGTCTGGGCCATCGGCCCGCACCGATTGATCTGCGGTGACGCCACCGATCCGACCGTGGTCGCCACTCTGATGCAGCGTGACTTGGCACGGCTGTGCTTCACCTCGCCGCCCTACGGCAATCAGCGCGACTACACCTCCGACGGCATCGCCGATTGGGATGGCCTGATGCGCGGCGTGTTCGCCAAGGTGCCAATGGCGGACGACGGACAGATGCTGGTCAACCTCGGGCTGATCCACCGTGACAACGAAGTCATCCCGTACTGGGACGCGTGGCTCGGCTGGATGCGTACACAAGGCTGGCGGCGCTTCGCGTGGTACGTCT